CTTCCAAGCAACTATTGGGTCACCTTTTTTGCATGTGCCCCAAACTTTAACTGGGACACGACCTTTAAGGGCAATGTATGTACCACCTTCTAAATCTTTGTTCATCATGAATGCCGGATTTGCACTAACAACTCCGATAGCTTTTGTAGCCTGTGAGCTTGCAGTAACTTCCTTTTCACCACCAACTATAACCACTGTACCAGTTTCATATTCTGCATCAGCTAGGTACTTTTCAGCCAAGTCAGCATAATTTGCTGATGTAGCTGTTCCACTAAACAAGTTTGCATTAATATTTGCACTACTATCTCTGGCAACTATAGTGTTTGCTGAACTAGCAGTACTAGCAGTCCAATACTGATTGTTTACGTTTAATTTATCAGCTTGTTGTGCTGTTCCGTAAAAGTTGGACGCATAAACATTATTAAATGCTAACGCATTTGAACCAATATCAGTTGTTGCAGTAGTTCCTGGTAATATTTTATTACCTTTAAGTGTTAATGGTGTCTGTGTTACTGAACTAACTGTAGTTTGAAATACAATTGTATCACTATATTGATTTTGAATCGTTGGGACTGCCGCACCTGCGTTGAAAATTGCTAGTTTTGCTGTTGGGTTACCCACTGTAAAGCCAACATCGGCAAAATTTACAACAGTTCCAAACGTTGCATTACCTGATTGAATAAAAGATGCGGCTGAAAACCCACCCAATTTGTCTGCATTGGATGCAGTTCCCCAGAATCTGTGACTTGATGTGGTCACACCCGGAGTTCCGTTGTTATTGGTATATGCTAAAGTAATACCCTGCTGTACTGTGGAAAATCCAGTAATAGGGTTTACTGCATTTAATGTAAATGCGCTATCTGAACTAATTATAGCAACTGTTTGCCCATTATCAATAGCTTGGATAATTGCATGGGTGGCTGGTGGTGTTGCTGAATCTTGAACACTGGTTGAAACCATTTGTGTTGTACCGCTACCAGCAACTGCCTGTGGTCCAATTAGTGTAAATTGACTGCCAGTGTACGCATATAATTGATTACTTGTAGTATTAAACCAGAAATCTCCCTGAGTAAGTCCTGTTGGGGCTGATGTGCCTGTTGAAGAACCACCAGTAGTGCGCCAATTTCCATTTGCATCAAAGAATTTTAACTTGTTATTTCCGCTATCATACCAAATTTGGCCAGCTAACGGGTTTGGTGGCTGTGTTGTACTGGCAAAATTCTCCAATAACCACACAAAATTATCGTTTTGTGCCTGTCCATAGCCAGCATAATTCTTACCGATCAGTGTAAGATCAGTACTTGTATCAATCGTGCCATCTGCCACTGTTGTAAGTGTAGTGCCCGTATAGTGCTTAATTGTATATGACATGTCTCGCTCGTTCCTTATTCAGTGTATTTATGCTATTTTGGCTTATAAGTTACTCTGGAATGTCCAAGTTCCTGCCAGTAATTGATATTGTCTCAACACTGGGGAAGCTGTTCCGCTACCAGATCCAGCACCAGATGCTACAAAAATTGTACCAGCTGAATTTGAAACAGACCCGATTATTGTAAAAGTAGTACTTCCTGGGCTCACAATCATGTATACTACCCCTACAACAAATGAGCCAGCAGATACTGTTTGTGTCGTTCCTAAATCTGTACATACAACTCTGCATAATGTGTTGTTTAGGTGCTCGCCGGCAGGGTAAATTTTACTCAAAAATACTGTGGCTATTTGTGCATTTGAAAAATTAGTTGTTGTTAATGCTATTCCAAGTGGTGCAGTTTGTGTACTTGCATCTACATACCTTTTATTTGCCGCATCTTGATTAAGAATTGGGTCTGCAACATTAATAATATTGGCTAATGATGCACTTATTGATCCAGTACCATTGGGTGCTATAACAATTGTTGCATTTGAACTGGTTCCAGTTAGGGTTGATCCTGAAATACTTATATTTGCTACCTGTAATGATGTTAAATTACCAACGCTGGTAATTCCTGGCGCACTTGTAATGACTGATCCCAACGCACTGCCAGTTAATACATCAAATCCGTTAATTTTATAGGATTTTCCAGTGGCTAGGTTAAAATTTTCTGAGCTTCCCCATGCTGTGTTTGCATTTTGCCATAATAATGTTTTATTAGTTGTACCGGCTACTATAATACCAGCACCATTTGCTGTAGTATTTGATGGGGTTGCTGTATTAGCCAGTGTAATTGTATAATCAGCTAAATTAATTGTACTAGTATTGGTACTAGTAGTTGTTCCGTTTACTGTTAGATTTCCTTCAATTAATACACTACCATTTATATCTAACGTTGTTTGTGGTGAAGCTGTAAATATACCTACACGTTGTGCAGTTGCATTAATAAACAGTGCTGGAGAAAGAGTAGAGCCTACAAGAGTTGATATTTCAAAATTTTGATTTGAACTGTTTGATTGAATTTGAAATAATGACGAATTAACATTTAATTGTGTGCTTCCAGTTGCTCCTAAAACCAGTGGTACACTATTTTGTATGGAAATAGTACCGTTTGTTGCAGAATCATCCACAGTTGATAGGAAACTTTCAGGAGTAGTTAACGTGCCGTTTGCCGCCAATAACTTGCTTGCAACTGTGACTGGAACATTGAATGCTATTCCACTATAAGTGCCAGCATTAAATCCAACCTGTATTGATCCAGAATATCCAGAAATTGTATTTGCTGGAGTAAACGCATCTTTACTAAAAATTCCCAACAGCACTTGAGAAACATAAAGCGGTACAATTGTATGATTGATACCGTTTGTATCAATAACATCAGTTACTTGAAACCCTGAAACACCTTGTGACGTAGTATATGCAGGCCCTGCCAGAATTGTTTCAGTACCATCATTAAAATATAATTGCCCAGTTGTACTGCTGATCCATAATCCGCCAGTCGTTAATCCACTTGGAACTGATCTTGAAACAATGGTATTACCAGTTGGATTAAAGGAAACACCATTATAAATTTTTAAAACATTATCCGCAGTATCATACCATAACTGCCCTTTGATTGGATAATTTGGTTCGCTTGTATTTGCAAAATTTTCCATTAAATGCACAAAATTTTCATTAAAGAAAGCACCGTAGCCAGTGGAATTTTTGCCAATTAATGTTAAATCTGAAGATGTTTGATCAATAGAGCCATCAACTACTGTAGTTAATGTCGTTCCATCAGTTAATGTTATAGTATAGCTCATTTTATATATTACCAGTAAAAATTATGTAATTAATTGTTGCGTATGGATTCATAACATTGACTGAAGTCCCCAATGTACCAGAAGAAATGATGCCACCAGTGTTAGGTAATCCTGAACCAGTACTTGAAATAGGTAAACCTAATCCTGGAACTGCATTTGCATCGGCACCAGCACCGGGTAATCCGCCAGCATAGTATTGTGCAACACCACTGTTAAGATTATGGCGGTGGTCTGGTAAATTAGACTGTGTCAATGCAACTGCTTGATTTCCAGATCCAGTTCCAACTGTATCTGCTGTTATGTCAGTAACTCTGTTGGCGGCTAAATCGACTGTACCAATAAAGACTGCCGTGTTATTTTTACTTGGTACACTAATATTATTATTCATATTATCAGCACCCAAGGCAAATCTACCACGCAAGTCTGGAATTTTAAAAGTACCAGATCCTAATAATCCGGATGTAGTTCCCCCACTATAAGAGTAACCAATAACAGCAAATAACTGTGGATAATCTGATGTTTTAACTTCACCACCATCACATAGCAAATACCCTATTGGAATAATAGCCGCCGGTCCCGCAAACGGAAATATACAACCAACTGGTACTGTGGCCACGTGCTTTAACAGGGTTTGTTTTGTCATGCTTAACAATCCCTGTCCTGAACGATAAACCAAAAACTGGTCTGTTACTGTTGAATCCGTGGCGGCTGTTTTTGTTGTAATTAAGTCAGAACTAATAGTAGTGGTAAAAATTTCTGTACCAGTAGTTGTTTGCCCATTAAAACTGAATCCAGAGCTTGTAACATCACCAGCCATACTAAATTGCGTTGGACTTGCTAATGCCGCGGCTGTCCCACTTATACTTCCTTGTAGTACACCAGTAAACGTACCTGTAAAATTGCCCACAAATTGTTGGGCGTAAATATTTCTAAATGATCTTGCAGAAGATCCAATATCGTAAAAATTTGTTGCGCTATCAGTTCCAGGTATAATCACTGGTCCACCAATAGGACTGCCGTTATTATCTAATTTGTTAACTAATAATTGATTATACAAAGTTAGCAACCCACCAATATTACTATCCAATGCTACTGATAACCCACCCAGTGTATTAATGCTGCCACCTACTGCTGTTACTACACCATTAACTATTGTAATTGAGGAATTTGATGTTCCGCTAACTGTTAATTTTCCATTAGTTGTTGATGCAGTGATAACGCCATTGACATCTAATTCAGAAGCGGGGCTAGTATTATTTGTACCAATACCAATTTTTGATGCAGGGTCTATATGTAAAACTGTGTTTAATGTGCCAGCATTGTTTAGTGTAAAATTAACAGAATTTCCACTACCACTAGAATACAACACAGTAGCATTACCATTAATGCCAATGTTAAATCCTAAATTGCTACCAATACTCAAACCGCCATCAGATTTAACATTCAATGGGTAGTTACTAACACTAATTTGATCTGCTCTTAAAAAACTAGTAGCTGGGATTTCTTTATTAGAAATTAATAAAGCATCTGCTGATGTTGCAGTTCCCCAAAATCTAGTTAGGCTTGTAGTGTTAGTTGAATCTATTGAGCTTAAATTAAAACCTTGATTGATTACTGCAAACCCAATAAGTGTTGATTTAGGTGTAAAGGTTTCTTTACTTAAAATTGAAATTCTATAATTATTTGCATAAAAACTAATCACATTATGTGTAACATTATTAGTATCAACAATTGTTTCAACAGCTGGACCAGTTAATGTGCCTGAACTAAATTGTGGTCCAATTAGTGTCCAGGTAGAGCCACTGAAGAGATACAACTGTGAGGTTGATGTATTCACCCATAGATCACCAGCTGTACTACTTGCTACTGCTG